CTCTGAGCAGGACGTGATTAACGGTAACTTCTCTGTGTTTGAGAAGGCATACGAGTGGTATACGTTCGGTGCGCGTACTCGTCTGATGCCGGGGGGTCGTGTAGCTATCATTCAGACTAGGTGGCATATGGATGACCTGACAGGCCGTGTTGTTAAGGATATGGCTCAGAACGAGAGGTCTGATCAGTTTCAAGTAGTAGAGTTCCCCGCGATACTAGAGTTTGCAGACCCAGAGACTAAGGAGGTGATCGAGAAACCCCTGTGGCCTGAGTTCTTTGATTTAGAAGCGTTGATGCGTACTAAGGCATCTATGCCCACATTCCAGTGGAATGCTCAGTACCAACAGCAGCCTACCGCAGAAGAAGCCGCCCTAGTTAAGCGTGAGTGGTGGAACTTATGGATGAGTGAGGAGCCTCCATCTTGCGAATACATCATAATGTCCCTCGATGCTGCGGCAGAAAAGCACAATAGAGCCGACTATACCGCGTTAACTACGTGGGGGGTCTTCTATAATGAGGAAGAGAATGCGTATAATATAATACTTTTAAACAGTATTAAGAAGCGGATAGAGTTTCCAGAGCTAAAAGAACTCGCTATGGAGGAGTATTCGGATTGGGAGCCTGACTCGTTCATTGTGGAGAAGAAGAGTTCTGGTGTGGCCCTTTACCAAGAAATGCGTAGGATGGGACTACCAGTATCAGAATATACCCCACATAGAGGGTCAGGTGATAAACTAGCGCGTTTGAATTCTGTATCTGATATTGTAGCGTCTGGCCTGTGCTGGGTTCCCCAGACACGTTGGGCTGAAGAATTAGTAGAAGAAATAGCAGGGTTTCCGTTTATGAGTAACGATGACTTGGTGGACTCCACCGTCATGGCTCTAATGCGATTCCGACAGGGCGGGTTCATACGACTACCTACTGATGAACCAGAAGAACAACGATACTTTAAACGGCGTAGCAGTGGGTATTATTAAGAGGCTAAATTATGGCAATTGAAAAAGGCATGTTTGCTGCCCCCGAAGGTATAGATGTAGAAATAGAAGGGGATGAGCCGGTCGAGCCAGTTGAGCAAGCGTTGGAGATAGAGATTGTAGATCCTGAAATGGTTACCTTGAGTGATGGTAGCGTAGAGATCACTCTAATCCCTGATGCTGCTCCTACTGATATGCTCCCGTTTGATGTCAACCTAGCGGAACATCTAGACGATAGTATATTGCAGTCGCTATCAAATGATCTTATAGGGTTAATAGACTCTGATATGGACAGCCGTAAGGAGTGGGCTGACACATATGTTAAGGGGTTAGATGTCTTAGGGTTTAAGTATGAGGAGCGTACAACGCCTTGGGAAGGAGCCTGTGGAGTTCACTCTACTGTCCTAGCCGAAGCTGCGATACGGTTCCAAGCAGAGACAATGAGTGAAACTTTCCCTGCGGCTGGCCCAGTACGGGTTAAAGTACTAGGAGAAGAGACTAGGGAGAAAACAGAAGCGGCGGAACGTGTTAAAGCTGATATGAACTATGAGCTTACAGAGGTGATGGTAGAGTACCGTCCCGAACATGAACGGATGCTATATAGCCTAGGACTCGCAGGATCGGCGTTTAAGAAGGTTTACTTCGACCCTAATATAGGTAGACAGGTAGCCATATACATAACCGCAGAAGACGTTATCGTGCCATATGGAGCGTCTCACATAGAAACAGCAGAGCGTGTAACGCACGTTATGCGGAAAACTAAGAATGAGATACGCAAGTTACAGGCCAGTGGGTTTTATAAAGATATTGAGTTAGGAGAACCAACCCCTTACCACAGTGATATTGAAGAAAAGAAGGCTGAAGATGGTGGGTACTCTATAACGGATGACGATAGGTACTCGTTGTACGAGATACACGCTGATATAACTATTGAGGGGGTTGACGAAGACGACGACGATATAGCCAAGCCTTATATCATCACGTTAGACCGAGGGACTGGAGAGGTATTAGCAATACGTCGTAATTGGAACCCTGACGACATGTTGATGTTAAAGCGTCAACATTTTGTACACTACGTATATGTCCCCGGATTTGGCTTCTACGGCCTTGGACTGATACATATCATAGGAGGGTATGCTAAAGCAGGAACCTCGCTTATACGGCAATTGGTGGACGCTGGTACACTCTCTAACCTCCCCGGAGGTCTAAAGTCTCGCGGGTTGCGGATCAAAGGCGATGACACGCCCATAGAGCCGGGGGAGTTTAAGGATGTAGATGTACCATCAGGCAGTATTCGTGAGAATATTATGCCGCTTCCTTACAAGGAGCCAAGTCAAACCCTACTAGCGTTGCTTAACCAGATTACAACCGAAGGTCGTAGGTTAGGCGCTATTAGTGATATGAACATATCTGACATGTCAGCTAATGCCCCAGTGGGTACTACGCTAGCGTTGTTAGAAAGAACGCTGAAGCCTATGGCAGCAGTGCAAGCGCGTGTCCACTATGCCATGAAGCAAGAGTTTAAGATGCTCAAGGCTATCATGTCCGAGTACGCTCCTACAGATTACGCCTATCAACCTGCACGGGGAGCAGTCACCGCACGTCAAGACGACTACATGGCGGTAGACGTTATACCTGTAAGTGACCCTAATAGCTCTACGATGGCTCAAAGGGTAGTACAGTACCAAGCAGTGTTACAGATGGCGCAACAAGCACCGCAGATATACGATCTGCCGCAATTACATCGTCAGATGATAGAAGTGTTAGGTATTAAGAATGCTGACAAACTTGTCCCCATAAAGGACGACGCAAAGCCTACAGATCCATTAAGTGAGAACATGGATGTCTTGAACTTAAAGCCAGTGAAAGCGTTTATATACCAAGACCATGAGGCTCACATAGCAGCCCACCAAGCGTTCTTACAAGACCCCATGATCGGGGGTATGTTGCAGCAAAACCCTCAAGCAAAACAGATGCTAGCTTCGTTACAGGCGCATATATCTGAGCATCTAGCGTTTATGTATCGTAAGAAGATAGAAGAACGTATTGGTGCTGACTTACCTGCACCTAATACACAATTACCTGAAGATATAGAGGTAAGTCTTTCTCGACTAGTAAGCCAAGCTGCAACTGAACTTACTCAGAAAGGCAAGCAGGAGCAAGCGCAGAAACAAGCTGAACAAAAGGCTCAAGATCCAATCGTACAAATGCAACAAGCTGATATTCAGATCAAGCAAGAAGAAGTCAAGCGCAAAGCTGAGAAAGACAGGCTTGATGGAGAGCTTCGAGCGGCAGAGATCAAGCGTAAGTCACGTAAAGATCAAGCTGATGCAGTGCTTGGGGCAGAAGAGCTAAAGCTGGAGAAGGAAGAGTTACGAATGTCTACAGAGAAAGACGCTGTAAAACTAGCGGCGAGTAGGCGGCAGAACAACAATAAGATAGACCTAGAGCTAGCTAAACTAATGAAGGAGAAAAAGGAATAGATTATGGCTAAAACCGTCTTTGACGTGCTACGAGAAAAAATCGAGGACGATATGTCCTCAGCAAGTAATTTCCTAGGTAATGGTGGAGCTAAAGACTTCGCTCAATACAAGGAGATAACAGGAATGCTCCGAGGTCTCACTTCCTGTATGAACCACGTAAATGACCTCTCGCGCAACTACTTGGAAGATGACAATGACTGAATTAAGTGCAGTTCCAAAGCAAGAAGAGACAACGGAAGAAGAGTTAGAAGCTCAACTACCAACCCCTGTTGGCTACAGAATACTAGTAGCTATGCCACAGGTAGAAGATACCTATGGTGACAGTGGGATTCTTAAATCTAGTAGAGAAGTACATCTAGACACAGTGATGTCTACTATCGGTCTTGTGTTAGATATGGGTGAGCAAGCCTATACCGACGAAGGGCGTTTCCCTACTGGCCCGTGGTGTAAACAGGGTGACTACGTGATGTTCCGTATGAACACAGGTACAAGGTTTAAGGTAGGTGGTGTTGAGTATCGTTTAATGAACGATGACTCGATTGAAGCAGTTGTAGCCGATCCTCGTGGCGTATCACGAGTGTAAAGGAGTAATATATGCCGTTCCAAAAAGTTGAGTTTGAGTTTCCTGATGGGGAAGATACAAACACCGATATTGAGATAGAGCCTACTGGCGCTATAGAAGTAGACATATCAGGTAAAAAACCTGAAGCTCCACCCAAAAGAAAGGAAGAGGAGGAGGAGGACAACAATGACCTTGAAATTGAAGTTGTTGACGATGTACCGAAGTCTGACCGTAACCGTAAGCCTTCTGAGCCTCCGGCTGAAGTTACAGATGAGGAGTTGGAAGACTACTCTGAAAAAGTACGTAACCGGATTAAACATTTCAGTAAAGGCTACCATGACGAGAGACGAGCCAAAGAACAAGCAACAAGAGAACGACAAGAGCTAGAAAAGTATGCTAAGTCGCTTATTGATGAAAATAACAAGCTAAAAGGTACTGTAGATAAGAATCAAGCAGCGTTAATTGAGCAAGCAAAGAAAAACACCGCTGGAGAGATGCTTGTAGCCAAACGCGCTTATAAAGATGCGTATGAGTCAGGTGATGCGGATAAGTTACTTGAGGCACAAGAAAAACTAACAGCGGCTAATTTAAAAGCGGATAAGCTAAAGAATTTTAAAAGCCCCACTTTACAAGACAATGAAACTGCTGTACAACAAGAACCTACAAGTACCGTCTCAGAAACTAGTCACTCTGTTGACCAGAGAGCCTCAGAATGGGCGCAAGCTAACCCTTGGTTTGGCCCTAGTAATCCTGAAATGACTGGGTATGCTATGGGACTGCACCAGAAACTTGTTGAGTCAGAAGGAGTAGATCCTTCTAGTAATGAATACTACGAGAGAATAGATTCTCGTATGCGTGAATTGTTCCCAGAACAGTTCGATGAAGTAGTAAAACCCAAACGACGATCTAATGTCGTCGCGCCCGCTACAAGAAGTATGTCATCCAAAAAGGTGACACTAAAGAAATCTGAAGTGGCTATTGCTAAGAGATTAGGAGTCCCACTTGAGGAATACGCTAGGAATGTAGCTGCACTGAATATGAGGAGTAACTAATGGCTAAGAATGCACTAGACCGTACAGATCGTGAACTCGATACCCGTGAAAAAACGGCCCGAAAGAAGGCTTGGTCGAAGCCGGAGGTTTTACCTTCGCCTAACGAAGAGCCGGGCTACGTATTTCGTTGGATACGTGTGAGTACGCAAGGCAATGTTGATGCTACTAATGTCTCTTCAAAGTTGCGTGAAGGTTGGGAGCCTGTTAAAGCAGAGGATCACCCCGAAATTACTATGGTCACTACCGAGCAAGAACGGTTCAAGGACAATGTAGTAATTGGAGGACTAATGTTATGCAAAGCTCCAGAAGAACTAGCTGAAGAGAGGACTGAGTACTATCAATCTCAGACCGATAATCAGATGCAGTCAGTAGACAACAACTTCATGCGAGATAACGATCCACGTATGCCACTCTTTAATGAGCGGAAAACGAAGGTTACCTTTGGTAGGGGAACCTAACTTAACTTTTAATGAAGGATACATACTATGTCTTCTACAAGCGCAGGATATGGGTTACGGCCCGTAAGACGGCAGGATGGCACCGCTTATGCGGGCGCATCTGATACGTACTTGCTAGACCCTGCTGGGGTCGCGCAAAACATTGGTTTTGGTTCTGTTGTAGAACTACACACCGATGGCTTTATCAACATTGCTGCTGGAACTGGCGCAGATGCTACTACTAATAATCTTGGTGGTAATACCATTGGTGCTATTGGCGTGTTTGTTGGTTGTGAGTATATTAACGACCAAAACCAGCCTACGTTCTCACAGTACTACCCCTCTGGAGCTTTGAACGCTAAAGCCTATGTTGTGACTGATCCAAATGTTTTGTTCCAAGCGCAAGCTAACGGAGCAGTAACGCAGACGGATCTTAATCACAATATTGACTTTCCAGCGGCACAACATGCTACAACTTCTGTAGACACTACTACTGGCAATTCTACTATGCAGGTCAACTCTACGACTGCTACTGCCACTAAAGCGTTTAAGATTGTTGGATTTGTGACCAAGCCGGGGTCAGCTATCGGTGATGCATATACCGACCTGTTGATTAAAATTAACCTTCCGTACCATGCATATGGTACTGGCATTGTGTCTAACTAAGGAGTTGACTCATGGCTATTTCAAGAGCGCAGTTACTAAAAGAGTTACTCCCCGGATTGAACGCATTGTTCGGTTTAGAGTACGCGAAGTATGGCGAAGAGCATAAGGAGATTTTTGAAACTGAATCTTCTGATCGTTCTTTTGAAGAGGAAACTAAGCTGTCAGGCTTTGGTTCTGCCCCTGTCAAAGGCGAAGGTGCAGCAATCGAGTATGACAACGCGCAAGAGGCTTTCACTGCACGTTACACGCATGAAACCGTTGCTATGGGCTTTTCAATCACTGAAGAAGCGATTGAAGATAACTTGTATGACTCACTGTCTGCTCGTTATACCAAAGCATTAGCTCGCGCTATGGCTTACACCAAGCAGGTTAAAGCAGCGTCTATTCTGAACAATGCTTTTTCCAGTGGTACAACTTACGGTGATGGAAAAGAGCTTTGCGCTACTAACCACCCACTAGTAAGTGGTGGCACTAACTCTAATGAACCAGCTACTCCTGCTGATTTGAATGAGACTTCTTTGGAAGCCGCTATTATTCAGATCGGAGGCTGGACTGACGAGCGTGGCTTGTTGATTGCAGCACAACCTCGCAAGCTCATTATTCCTTCAAACTTGCAATTCGTTGCAACTCGTTTGTTGGAGACTGAGGGACGTGTAGGCACGGCTGACAATGACCTGAACGCAATCAGGAACAACGGTTCAATTCCAGAAGGGTTCTCTATTAACCACTATCTGACTGATACCGATGCATGGTTCTTGATGACTGACGTACCTAACGGCTTGAAGCACTTTACCCGTTCACCAATGGCTACATCTATGGATGCAGACTTTGACACTGGTAATTCTCGCTATAAAGCCCGTGAGCGTTACTCGTTTGGTGTATCCGATCCCTTGGGAATTTTCGGAAGCCCCGGCGCGTAACACCGTCATGTAATACATCTAAGGGGCTTCGGCCCCTTTTTTGTTGACTTAATTTAATACATAAGCTAGATTGTCATTATATCGGGAAACTCCGGTAAATCTGACAGGCCCGACTGACGACATGCAGACAGATTTACTTAACTCGCATGTGAGGACAATCTAATGGCGAATACCACTTTTAATGGCCCCGTCCGTTCGGAAAACGGTTTTCAAATCGTAGCAACAGCGGCTGGTACTGGCACAGAAACTACTACTCTTGATCTAGATAGCAATGGTAACTTTACCACTAATGTTTTGGGTATTAATATCCAACCTACTTTAGCTGGTCAAACAGTTACTGCTAAAGCCACTGGCGCTACTATCACTTATGTCGCTGGAATTAACGTCAACCCGTTTACTGGCGCAGCACAACAGATTACTACTCTCCCCGCTGCCACTGTAGGTGTAGTATGTATTCATGCTCAGAGCAAGGACACTGCTGGCGGTACAGCTTTCTTGCGCTTTGACTGTGCTGGTGATGATGCTTTTGCCACAGGCTCTGTAATTGAAAGCACGGCTACTAATGCATTGACGTTCGATACATCCACTGCGGGCGAAACTGCGTTGAAGTTTACTCCGGCTAATGCTGCCACTAATTGTATGAGTACTGGGTCACGCATATATTTCTACTGTACGACTGAGGGTATTTGGAATATCTCCACTGACCTACGTGCTATTGGTACAGGCGTTACTGGCGTATTTGCATTTGCGGCTTAATAGTTAATTTTATAGGAGTAGTTTATGTCTTCTGATATTGAATCGACATTTATAACTGCCGCTGCCGCTGACCCTAATGGTATATCTACAGCCGCTTCTGTCGGTAATAATGCTGCGCTTGTAATAGGTGGAGCTTTGGCTTCTGGAGGCGCTGTTACTTTTGACCAGCCTAGGAACGTAACTATTCTTAGTGCTGGTGACGACAGTAGTAAATCTTTTACTGTTGTTGGTACAGATGAGACAGGCGCGGCGGTCACCGAATCTATTACAGGTGCAAACGATGATACCGCTGTAGGTACACAACATTTTGCTACGTTAGCGTCTATAACAGCAGTTGGTAATCCTGCGGGTAATGTTAGTGCAGGATCAGGCACATCTATTGCGGCACCCATGTTTCAAGGGCGTATGCGCCTTAAAGGTATGTACGCAGTAAATACTGCTACAGCAGGTACTATTGCTTTCCGAGAGACTAACGCTACTGGTGGTATCCGTATGCAGTTTAATACCTGTGCGGCAGCAAACTCTACGGAATATCCCGACGTGCCTGACGACGGTGTGTTATTTAAGTCTGGAGGTTACGTGGTGTATACGCAAACTACGCTGTCTTCTTTGACAGTTTTTTATGCGTAAGGATTACGCCAAAGGCGGGGGAGTAAAAAAATCCCCTGCTTGGACTCGTAAAGAGGGCAAGAGCGAATCTGGTGGCCTTAATCAGAAAGGTGTAGATAGTTATAAACGGGCAAACCCCGGCAGTAAGCTAAAGACTGCGGTAACTACTAAACCTAACAAACTGAAAAAAGGTTCCAAGGCCGCTAAACGCCGTAAGTCTTTCTGTGCGCGTATGAAGGGTATGAAGAAACGTAATACGAGTGCTAAGACGGCTAATGATCCTAACAGCCGTATAAATAAAAGTTTGCGTAAATGGAATTGTTAAATGGCTTATCTACAATCAAATATCCCACATTTTAAATGTTGGGTTAGGAGAGAGTACACGCATAACCACCAAAAGTATCATGGTGAATATATTCATGCGTTAGCTATAGCCGTTACTTCACTTCCTGATAGGTCTCTTAGTTTCCAAGTAGTGTTTACTGGGGCAGAGACATACGACGATGACAATGAGCCTAATGTACATGGTGGCGCTATGTGGGCGCGTATGCCCATAACTGCGTTGGTAGGGGATACTATATTAGAAGAGTGGCCTGAAGCTATGACTTCAAGACTATGCCAACCTTGGGATTGTAGCTCTCGTAACCATCATGTACACATCTACGACAGAGCTAGCTCTAGTCCGTGGATATGTAAGATAGATGGGGAGTTTCATACAGGCAAGTACATGTTTACAGTAGATTATACTGATAGTCATATATCAGATGATCCTGCACAACATAAGCAGAGCCACGTTATAGAGTTGACTGATGCAGGAGCGTGGACAGGTAATATAGTAGCCCTACCTAACAATAGGGTACGAGTTACAAACCCCGCTCTTTGGGAGTGTGGAGAAGGGCCACCAGATTTTAGACCTAGCCAGTGGACACACAGTGCAGAGTGTGACAGTAGCTATATGGATGCAGGTATTACATTTGACAATTTATATGCGGGAGAAGAATAATGGGTATCTTTGATATGTTTAAGTCCGATGATGCAGCCAAAAATCGTCGTGCAGAAGGTAAAAGAAAGGCGAAGTTTAAAAAACAAATGAAGAAAAAAGAAGACAAGCCTTTTACAAAACAAACAAAGGAGAAAGATACTAAACCCTTTAAAAAGGTAGCTAAAAAAACTCCTCCTAATTTTAAAGCGCAAGACGCTAAACCTGTAGGTAAAGGGTTCAATATACGTAAAGGCGAGCAAGAAGCTAAAGCTCTTGGTAAAAAAGCTGATAAGGTAAAAGCGGCTAGTAAGAAAGTTGTAGCTGATAAACCTGCAACCCCAACGACTCCGCCTCCTAAAACAAAATCAAATCAGACCCCTTCCGGCTTTGAACAGTACAAAAGTATGGCGGCGGCTAAAAAAGCTGGATCTTTGTATTATGAAAAAGATGGTAAAAAAATGGCGGCGGTCAGTAAAGAAGACTTAGCTCCGGGGCAGTCTTTACGGGATTATATGAACGAAAAAACAAACAAAAAACGGACGGGTAAGTTTATAACTCCTAGTAAAAATGAGATGAATATGGACATGCCTAAAATGAAAGGTGGCGGTGCTATGAATACTAAGATGAGTACTAAAGGTGGTATGAAAGGTGGTGGTATGACCACTAAGGGTTACGCCAAAGGCGGCATGAAAGACCTAAGTGGTGATGGCAAGATAACTCAAAAAGATGTGTTGATGGGGCGTGGTGTAAACCTAAAAGCCGGTGGTGGCATGATGACTACCAAAGGTGGTATGAAGGGCGGTGGTATGGCTACCAAAGGTAACACCAAAGGCGGTGCTAAGAAAAGAACTAGTAAAGCTAAAGTACGTGGTGCAGGTATTGCCCGTAAGGGTGTACGTCCTGTTAAAATGCGATAATGCGCAGGTATTATAAGTCTGGTGGGAAGATATGTCCTAAAGGTAAAGCGTGGGCGAAACGCACCTTTGATACATATCCTTCTGCATACGCGAACATGGCGGCATCCAAGTATTGCAAAGATCCGAACTATGCGAAGGGATCAAAAGGTAAGAAGTAATGGGTGACCTTAAAAAGTGGGTAAACCAAGACTGGGTTCGTATCGGTACAGACGGTAAGATTAAGGGCAAGTGTGGAACGTCTAAAGACAAGAAGAACCCTGACAGGTGTTTGCCTAGGAGCAAGGCGCAATCGCTTAGTAAAAGCCAGAGAGCAGCTACAGCTAAGAAGAAGAAACGCGCAGGTTCAAAGGGTAAGACGGTAGTTAAGAACACAAAGCCAGCTACTGTGAAATTACGAACAGGTGGCCTTGCTAGAGGCAAGCGTTCTATTGCTACTGGGTGTGGGCAGGTCATGGAAAGTAGACGTAAGAAAACACTTTATGTGTAAGAGGTAATAATGACTACGTCAGGTACCGCTA